TCATCAGCTACTGTGAGTCTGTTTTGAAAGAACTACATAGTAGAACGTTCCAACTAAAATCTCTAATTGACTGGGAGCGATTCATACAGGGTGTATAATGAGTGATCTAATTATTAGTAAAGTGAATGATGCGTATGTGCATATAAAGTGTGAGCGAAGTCTGGCTCAAGAAATATCAGATCACTTTACTTTTATGGTTCCAGGATATCAGTTTGTTCCAGCATTCAAGAACAAACTCTGGGACGGCAAGATCAGACTCATGGATATCCGTAGTAACAAGATTTACTATGGGCTGATTCCATACATTCAAAAATTTTGTGATGACCGAGAGTACACCGTCGTGTACGATAAGTCAATAGACGCATTAGAAAATTTCTCAATCAAAGAAGCAAAAGACTTCATTGAGACACTGAACATTCCAGAGCATTTAGAACAGCGCGACTACCAGATTGATGCGTTCGTTCATGCAATACGTAACAAGAGAGCACTATTACTATCTCCAACATCAAGTGGCAAGTCTTTCATTCTGTATCTGATTATACGCCACATTCAACAGAATTGCAAGAAGGGACTGCTAATTGTTCCGAGAACATCGCTTGCTGAACAGATGTTTTCTGATTTCAAATCATATGGTTATGATTCAGATCAATACTGCCACAGACAGTATGCAGGCAAAGATAAAAGCACAGATAAGTTTTTGACCATCACCACATGGCAATCAATATACAATTTACCTAAAGAATATTTTGAACAGTTTGATTTTGTTCTAGGCGATGAAGCACACGACTTCAAAGCAAAGTCATTGACGACTATCATGTCCAATCTTGAGAATACACAGTATCGCATTGGTTGTACAGGTACACTAGATGGCACACAGACACACAAGCTAGTCTTAGAGGGTCTGTTTGGTCCTGTACTGAAGGTGATTACAACAAAAGAGTTGATGGACAATGATCAAGTATCATCATTGAAAATCAAATGCTTGATACTGAAATACTCAGATGAAGTGTGCAAACTGAGTCGTGGTTGGGACTATCAAGCTGAGATAGATTACTTGGTAAAGTGTCCACAGCGAAATGCATTCATCAAGAATCTAGCACTGTCGCTCAAAGGCAACTCACTGATTTTGTTTCAGTTAGTTGAAAAGCACGGTAAAGAATTGATGCGACTGATTGACGCTGAGAAAAAAGATCGTAAGGTATTCTTTGTGCATGGTGGCACAGATGTTGAAACCCGTGAACAAATTCGTCATATCACAGAGAAAGAAAATGATGCTATCATTATCGCTTCATATGGCACGTTTTCTACGGGCATAAATATAAAGAATCTACACAATGCGATCTTTGCATCACCATCAAAGTCTCGGATTCGTAATCTACAATCTCTAGGTCGTGTCTTACGTAAGGGTGATAACAAAGACTCCGCGACTTTATATGATATTGCTGATGATTTTAGAATAGGTAAACACACCAATTTTACCTTGAAACATTTTGTGGCCCGTGCTAAAATATATGAAGAGGAGAAATTCTCTTATAAGTTTTACAAGATAGATATAAAAAATGGATAATGTTAGAATTATTAGGCTCAAAGATGGTGAAGATATCATTACTTCTTACCATCTGAATAGCAATGGCATCATAGAGATGTATGACCCGATGACACTCTTTTATAAGAGGCTGTCTGCCGGTAAATCAATGTTGCTAATGTCTCCATGGTTACCTATGGAACTCGTTCAAACAAACTCCGCATGTATTTCTATGAATGAGGTTCTTACTATCGTTGAGCCTAGAACAGCATTGATTGAATACTATAACAATGCAGTCGTTGAAGCTAACGAAATGATTTCAAACTTCACTGATCAGATTGATGAATCACTACTTGATGAATTTGACTCTGATGAAGAACTTGATCTAGAAGATGATTCAGAAGAACTTCAAGAACCAAGTACTAATAAACAAATAATACATTAATTCTAAACACCCAACACCCCCATTATATGACAGTACTCCATGACCTGTCAAGTGATATTTTAGGTAATCATAATGACAAAAGCGAAACACTACGTAAACAACGCGGACTTTCTAGCCGCACTGATCAGCTACAGAGCCGCATGTGATGCTGCCAAAGAAGCGGGCAAAGAAGAGCCAATCATACCAAATTACATTGGTGAGTGCTTCCTGAAGATTGCAAACCATCTATCTCGAAAGCCAAACTTCATTTCATATTCTTTCCGTGAGGAGATGATCTGTGATGGTATTGAAAACTGCATCATGTATTTCAGAAACTTTGATCCAACAAAGTCTTCCAATCCGTTCGCATACTTCACACAGGTAATTTACTTTGCATTCTTACGCAGAATTCAAAAAGAAAAGAAACAATTGTATGTGAAGTACAAAGCGACTCAGCAGTTTGGTATTCTAGATTCTGGTGAAATGTATGAAGACTCGGATGGTAATATGAAACAGTTCGTGTTGTATGACAACATTTCGGAATTCATTCAAACTTATGAGGAAAAGAAGAACGAAAAGAAGAAACCAAAGGTCAAAGGTCTTGAAAAATTCATGGAATCTGATATACTAGAAGACCCGTTGCCTGACGAATTATAAATCATGGAGTTCACTATGCTATCTTTACCTGACAACATGACTGGAAAGCCAGTCGGATTCACCTGTTCCACTTTTGATCTGCTTCATGCGGGTCACATTCTCATGTTGGCTGAAGCCAAGTCTGTATGTGACTATCTGATTGTGGGCTTACAACTGGATCCATCTATTGATCGTCCAGACACTAAGAATTCTCCTGTGCAGTCTATCGTTGAGAGACATGTTCAACTGAGCGCAGTCAAATACGTTGATGAAATTATTGTGTATCAGACAGAGAAAGACTTGGAAGACTTGTTGATGTTTTTGCCTATCACCATTCGCGTTATTGGTGAAGAGTATGAGGATAAGAATTTCACAGGCAAGAACATATGTGAACAGCGCAACATCAAGATTTACTACAATCAACGTAAGCACAGTTTTTCAACGACTGAGTTGCGCAATCGTGTCGCAAGTAAAGTTCGCTCATGAAAATTGCCCTTATAAATGATACTCATGCGGGTGCAAGAGGTGATAGCCTTTTGTTCAACGAATTCTTCTTCAAGTTTTGGGAGAATACGTTCTTTCCCTATCTGAAGGAACATGGCATCAAACACATCATTCATTTGGGTGACGTTGTTGATCGCCGCAAGTTTATCAACTATGTTATCCTGAATCAGTGGCGCAAAAGATTCTTTGATGTTCTCTTGAGTGAAGGCATCACGATGGATGTTATCGTTGGCAATCATGATGTGACATACAAGAACACAAATGAAATCAATGCAATGCATGAGTTGTTTGATCATTATGATAACATCAAAGTTTATACTGAGCCACAGGAAAATCTGTATGATGGTCTGAAAGTCCAATTGGTGCCTTGGATCAATGCATCAAATTATGATCAGTCAATACAAGCATTACAGAAAACAACAGCAGAGATCGTAATGGGCCATTTTGAAATTGCTGGATTTGAAATGGATAAAGGAAACATTGCACATGAAGGCTTGGATCGTAAGACTTTCAATCGTTTTGATATGGTACTATCTGGTCATTTTCATCATAAATCTACAGATGGAACCATCACCTACCTTGGAAATCAATATGAAATCACATGGATTGATTACGGTGATCAACGTGGATTTCATATCTTTGATACCGACACAAGAGACTTGACATTTGTTGCAAATCCATATAAAATGTTTCATAAGATCATATATGATGACAGTCAGCAAGATTTTGCTTTTTGGAATGCATATGATTTTGACCAATACGCAAACACTTTTGTGAAAGTCATCGTTGTCAACAAACAGAATGCATACATGTTTGATACTGTGATTGACAACCTACATAAAGGTGGTGTCGCAGACGTTGCTGTCGTTGAAGATTTTACAGATACTATCATTGACGATGGTGACTTGGTTGATCAAGCTGAGGATACTATGACAATTCTATCAAAGTACATTGATGGATTAGCAACAAACGTTGACTCAACAAAGCTAAAAGGTCTTATGCGTGAACTCTATGTTGAGTCACTAAACGTTGAAATTATTGAATGATTTTCTTTAGAACAATTAGATTTAAAAACTTCCTGTCAACTGGCAATTACTGGACAGAAATCAAGTTAGACAATTCTGCAAACACACTTGTTGTGGGAACTAATGGTGCTGGCAAGTCAACTATGCTGGACGCACTGTGCTACGTGCTGTTTGGTAAAGCATTTCGCAACATTAATAAGCCACAGTTGGTGAACTCCATCAATCAAAAAGACTGTGTTG